CAGCAAGCGTAACGCCTCACCACCGAACGAAACAGATTTAAGCATCCAGTTAATCAATGGCACTACCATTGCGCTACGGGGCGCAGACAACCCCGACAGCTTGCGTGGTGTGGGCATAGACTACTTGGTATTGGACGAAGTGCAGGACATGAGCCAACAAACGTGGGAGGCCGTGCTTTCGCCGGCATTGGCTGATAGGCAGGGCAAGGCCATGTTCTGCGGCACGCCAAAGGGTTACAATTGGTTTTACGACCTATGGCAAGAAGGCCACACAGATGATGAGTGGTCATGCTTTCGCAGTACCACATTGGATGCAGGCATTGTGCCGGCAGAGGAAATAGAAAAGCAACGCCGAACCATGGATCACAGGCTCTTTAGGCAAGAGTTTGAGGCAAGCTTTGAGACTTTAGCGGGGCGTGTGCACCAGCCGTTCATGCGTGAAATCCACGTTAGCGATGAAGTTGCCGAGGATGTTGGGCAGATTGTGGTTGGCATGGACTTTAACGTTAACCCGATGTGCGCTTGTTTTGGGTATGTGGTTGCGGGGCAGTTGCATATATTTGGCGAGGCAGTGCTGTCTGACGCTAATACAGAGCTAATGGCGCGCAAGATTAGTGAACTGTTCGATGGTAAGCATGTTGCTGTTTACCCCGACCCAGCAGGCCGTCAGCGGCGCACAAGCGCAGCAATAGGCCAGACTGATTTAAGCATTCTTGAAAGCTATGGGTTTGAGGTTATAGCGCCTCGCAGGGCGCCATTGGTGGTGGATCGCATCAACGAGGTTAACGCCATGCTTGAGAACAGCAAAGACGAGGCCCGCTTGTTTATCCACCCAAGGTGCAAGCAGCTTATCAAAAGCCTTGAGGGTTTAACCTACAAGGATGGCACAAACCAGCCCGATAAAAGTGCAGGGCTAGATCACATGGCAGATGCCCTTGGCTATTTAGTCCATGGGACATTCCCCATCAACAATGAAATTGTAGGCGCGGTGCGCGTGCGTGGTTATTATTAGGAGACACACAAATGCCCCTGTCAGATAAACATCAAGATTATGATAAGTATGTGCCCCAGTGGAGCAGGATACGTGACTGTATTGCCGGTGAGGATGCTGTAAAAGCAAACACCACGATGCATTTGCCGCGACCAGAAAATATGCTTTCAGAGCAGTATTCGGCTTACATAACTAGGGCTATGTTTTATGGTGCAACCGGCCGGACTTTGGCGGGTTTAGGCGGTGCAGTATTTCGCAAGCGCCCAATCGTCCAAATTCCAGACCGGCTGCGGGAGGCATTGTATAACATTACTTTGACGGGTGTCCCCTTTGACACGTTTGCACAGCGTGTGGTAGAGGAAACGCTGGCTCTTGGGCGCTATGGTGTTCTGGTTGACAGGCCACCAGAAGAGAATGGTCGGGCTTATATGCGTGGCTATCCTGCTGAAAGCATATGCAACTGGCGCACGGCCGATATTGACGGCAAGGAAATGCTAGAGCAAGTCATCCTAAGCGAAAAAGGCAACCAACCTAATGATGATGGGTTTGGCTCAACTGAGTACGAGCGCTTTAGGGTGCTAGAACTAGATGAGGAGCGCAAATACAGGGTTAGGGTGTTTGTTGAAGGCCGCGATGTAGATACGTTTATATTGGAAGAAGAATACGTGCCCACAAAGCGTGGTGAGCGCTTAGATTATATTCCGTTCCAGTTTTTTGGCCCAACAGACCTTTCACCAAATGTTGAAAAGTCACCCCTAATCGACTTAGCCAATGTGAACATAAGCCATTACCGCACAAGCGCAGACCTTGAGCAGGGCAACTACCTCACTAGTCAGCCGACGCCATACATTACGGGTATGCGTGCAGATAGTGTGGGAGACTTCCCTATTGGCAGTGGCGCAATGTGGTTGCTACCAGAGGGTGCGCAGGCAGGTATGCTTGAGTACAAAGGTGCGGGCTTAAGCTTCCTTGAGAACAGCCTGTCCCGCAAGCAGAACATGATGGCCCAGCTAGGTGCACGCTTACTAGAAGATCAGAAGCGCGCAGTTGAGGCGGCCGATACAGTGCGCCTTCGTAGTAGTGGGGAAAGCAGTGTTTTGGCTAACTTAGCCAATAGTTGCAGCATGGGCTTGAACCAAGTTTTGCAGTGGGTTGTGGATTGGGAAGGCTCAGACCCTATGGCTGTCGAGGTAGCACTTAACACTGACTTTATGGATACCCGGATGGAACCCGGTGAGATGCGTGAGTTAGTAGCGGCATGGCAAAGCGGCGCCATACCGACTGATGACCTTATCTACAATTTGCAGCGTGGCGAAATATTACGCCCAGATTTCACGATAGAAGAAGTGAAGGATATGCTCGCAGGCAACGAGGCGCCGGTAATTGGCAAGCCTATGGAGCTTGGTGACGAAGAACCAGAAACCGAAAATGTAGAGTAATCTTATGGCTGTGGGTAATCCTAATCCAGTTGGCGCGCTTACAGGCGCAAATGACGGCCTTGCGGATAATATAATTTCGCACGCCGTTAACCTTGAGCGATTGAAAGCCAGCGAGGTGCAGGCTGTTTACGGGATGCTGCGCAAGGTACAGGGCGATTTAATTGAACAGCTAAATAGCCTCGACCCAACAGCGGTAGGCGGCAAGACGCAGGCTAACAGGCTTGTACGGCTACTTAAAAACACCCAAGCAACTATAAGATCCAACTACAATTTAATAAAGCAAGCGCACACAAATACTTTAGCCCAAGTGGCAGACTTAGAAGGCAAGGCCATTCAGCAAGCAGTAGGCCAAGGGGTAGCAGGCAACCCCAAGGTTGGTGCAGCCATGATGGCATCACTGCCCCCAGCCACGACTTTGCGCGCCTTGGTAGATGGCACGCTTATTATGGGCGCCCCACATAAAGAGCATTGGGCACGCCAAGCTGGTGACTTACAGCAGCGGTTCCAAGACCAGATGCGCGAAGGCATATTAGCTGGCGAAGGTGTTGACGATTTGGTGCGCCGTGTACGCGGCAGCAAGGCCAATGCTTTTAAGGATGGCATTATGGAGGTCAAGCGCGGGCAGGCGGCAACGCTGGTGCGCACTAGCGTGCAGGCTGTAAGCAACGCAGCACGCAACGCCACCATAACGGCCAATGCCGATATATTTAATGGTGTGCAGTGGCTCAGTACATTGGATGGACGCACTAGCGATATATGCAAAGCGCGCAGCGGGTTACGCTGGGACAACGACTTTAAGCCAATGGGGCACAGTAAAAGTTACTCAGCACCACCTGCGCATTGGAACTGCCGCAGCGTAGTAACGCCAGTTACCAAAAGCTGGGACGAGCTAGCAGGCAAAACGCTAACCAAAAACGCAGAAGACTTTAGCGATAACTTTAAAAACGAGCTTCTCAAGCTAGGGTTCACAGCAGCGCAAATATCACGGCTGAAGCCGAAGATGCAGTCCAGTATGGATGGCATGGTGCCGGCAGAGTTTAGTTACGAGGATTGGATCAAAAGCAAGCCAGAGGCATTCCAGCAGCAGGTTCTTGGGCTACCCAAGTGGCGGCTATGGAGCAGTGGCAAGATTGCGTTTGTCGATTTGGTTGACCAGCGTAGCAACCCATTAAGTTTAGCGAACCTACAGGAGTTAATTGATGCCGGCAAAACGAGCATTGCGAGGGCGTCAACAGCGGCAAAAACAGCAGCAAAGGCAGAGGCGGCGGCAGCAGCAAAAGAGGCTGTTGAGCTAGCCAAAAAGGAAGCGCAGGCAGAGCTACTGGTGGCAGCTTACGCGGCTGGTGGCAAAGGGCTTGTCAACTTTAAAGCATCGTACAGCAAGCTTAAAAAGCAGGGCAAGCTAGAGGGCAAGACCTTCCAAGAGCAAGCAGCTTTGGTGCAGGCGGGCAAGGATGCCATAGATACGTCCTCTAAAATATCGGACATAAAGAAGAAGTTTAAAAATGGTAAAAAACTGTCCCCCAGTGAGTTGGCCGTATATAAGACCTTGGATGAGGCCACAAAAGAAGAATTCGCCACCCTTAAAGAAGCTGGCGCGCTAGCTAAGAAGGTAGATGAAGAGCTAGCAACTTATAAGTCTGCATTCCCCGATGACTTAGAGGTCAAGCTAAAGGACTATGATGCCTTGGGTTTGGCGCCAACCGAGTTACAGGCGGCCGTAGGTAAGCTGCAAAGCAACGCCGATAAGTTGGCAGCTATAGAGGTTGCCAAGGATAAAGCAGCCTCCATTGTAAGTGCTGAAAAAGCGGCAGCAGCGAAGATAGATGTTTACGTTAATGGCGCAGATAATCAAGGCGCTCTGTTAACACACGAAAAAATTGCAGCAGCAATAAAGGGCAAGGCCGCAATGGGCTTTTCCCAAAAAGCATTTTTGGCAGTGCTAGACGAGGCCGCAGAGGTCGAGGTTGCCAAGCTCAAGGCGCTTGATTTCGAGGCAGCCGGCAAGCTTGCTGAGTATAAGTTGGCCGAAGAAGGCAGTGGAATGCTCACGCAGAAGAAGGTGTTAACTGAGCTAGAAGGCGATAAAAGCTGGCAGGCTTTAGGTGCAACACAGAAGCTAGCCAAGGTTGATGAGGTTACAGCCCAGACTAAGGCTAAAGCAGACTTTAATTCTATAAAATCCACGGTAAGCACAAAGCTTGCAACAAACCAAAGCCTAACAGCGTCCCAAGCTAAGTGGGTCAACCAATTGGACGAGGATGGCGAGGAGCTACTACAGGCCGCTGTCGTAAAGAAACAGAAAAAACTAGGTATTGGGCCAGCGGTGGACAAAGCGCCCCCAGCAACGGCTGACAACAAGCCACAGCTAGTGTTTAGCGACTTCGATCAAGTAGGCGAGCAAGGAGGCAGTAATCTAGGCGGCTTTTTTACCAACCAGCGCACCGGCACCAAGTATTACATTAAGGCGCCAGAAAATGAGTTAGCTGCGCGAGTAGAGGTGTTAAGCGCAAAACTTTACCAAATGGCAGGTGTGCGCACGGCAGATGTAGATTTGATCCCAATTACTGGCCAAATAGGCGGCACAAACGCTGCTGGCCGCTTAGGCATTGCTAGCCGCATAGAAACTGTAACTGACTTAAACCCAAGCAACATGAGCAACCTTAGCGGTGCCAAAGATGGGTTTGCAGCGGATGCGTGGTTAGCAAATTGGGATGTTATTGGTAACGGTGCAGCAAGGGAGTTAAACCTTAAACAGCTTGCAGATGGAACGGCGATGCGCATTGATACGGGCGGCAGCCTGTTCTTCCGTGCACAAGGCGGTCGCAAGGCTTTTGATGCCGATGATGTGCCAGAGTTAGATAGCTTGCGTGACAGGCGGGTCAATTCGAATGGGGCGGATGTATTTGGTGATATAAATGAAGACCAAATAGTCTCCGGCGTGGCCCGTATTGTTTCGGTAAGTGATGACGATATACGCAGGGTAGTTGCCGACACTATGGGTGATGCTGCGGATGATTTGGCAGATGTGCTGATTGGGCGTAAGAACTTTTTGGCGGCTAAGTACAAAAAGCAGCTTGATGAAATAAACAAGCCAGCCAAGCCGGTGGATGTGGATTCGGCGCAGGTTGCGAGATCAGAAGCCAAAATAATAGAGCAAAGCAACAAGACGGGCTACACCCTGTCGTTTGATAAAGACAGTATTGAGGAGCAAGCTTTACATTTCTGGAATTACCAGAAAGGCAAGAAGGCTGGCTTTGGCGTCAATTTTAAAGTTCGTGGGGCTGCAAGCAGGAGCTTGATGAGCGAATACCGCAATCTAAGCGATGTTGCAGAGGATGTCCGTTCGGAGTTCGATACTGATCTGCTAGACGAGTCAATTGTGTTAGCAGTAAGGGGCATTGCATCAAGGGCTTCAAAGTCTGCGTTTTTTGAACAAAAAGACTACGACAGGGCAATAGAAGCATTAAAAAATTATCGTGATGCTGTTGATGATCTTGCATTGCTTTTTAAAGCCGGCAGGGCCAGCCAGAAAACCTTGGATGATTTTGCTGCGCACTATAAGCCTTGGATAGATGACCTTAAAGAAACAGCCAAAACATCTGGTGATTTGGCAGAGGCAATATGGAAACCTCACACTACTAAACTATTTAAGGGTTTGGGTACGTTTGCGCTTATAGAGCCTAAAGTGGTGGCTGGGCAGTGGCGAAAGATTACAAAAAAGTTCAAGCAAGCTGATTTAGACGAAGGTGTAATAAGTTACACAGCCAAGAATTATGACGAAAGAACTTGGACTCCAGCAATGCAGTATAAGGACAAGTTCATAGAAGTTGATTACGTTCCCGATACGTCAGAGCTTTTTGCGCTAAGGGATATGGTAGATGTGCGTATCCTCGGTGATAAACTTGATGATTTGAACAAAGGCTTAAAGAGGCTTGAGACGTTAGGGTTTGACTTAAGTAGGCCGGGTATTGCTCAGCAAGAATTACTGTATTTGACCAAGTTTATCTACATGAAAGCAGCAAAGAACAAAAAGGTGATGGACGTACTAAAAAAAGAGTTTGCAACAGACGATGAAAAGCTAATTTTTTTGCGCGAGCAGGCGAGCAAGCTGCAAGGCGTCAAGGATATAACTAAGTTGCCAGCGTATCGCCCAGATGGTAACTGGGAAAAGGCGGGTTACGGGCGCCATTTGCAAAACAGACCCGATCTGTATGGCCCAGATTGGGAAGACTTCAAAAGCAATCA